GGTCTTTAACAGCCGCTGTAAGCAGGCCTATTGCAGTTGTATTTCTGCTAACATTCGCCCTTTGCTCACTAGCACCAGCAGCTTCTCCGCCCTTTTTAGACTCATACTCTTCTCTAAGCCTTTCAGTTCTAGACTGCTCTTCAGCTCTAGCTTCTGCCGCTTTAACGTTTGCCTCATCAAGAGAAGATCTTACAATAGTTCCGACATCAGCTCCGCCAACTAGCGCTGCTTGGAGCTCATCTGGACTTAGGCTATACTCTGCTGCGTATGCCTTTGCCCACTCTCCCTCAGCACCACCCATGTCCTCCATTGTTGTGCCCATTTCCTGATATGCCTCTAGCATCGCAGTGACAGCATCACCCTTAAGAGCCTGAGCAGCACCGGCCTCATCCGCCTGCGTGCTCATGATGATATCCATTCTCTCCTTCCAGTCATCTCCTGTGAAACCTATAGATGCTGCAAGCTCTTTTAGTGCTTCCGTTGTTAACTCTCCGCCCCTCTGTTGTAAAAACCCTAGCTGTTGAGCTAATTTTTGACCCATGCCGTCTGTTTCACTCATGAGCTCCTTAAGATCTTCTTTAGACATATCAGCAAATTTTGCCATCTCATCTGAAGCTATTGCCATGGACTCTGGGATTCCGTCACCAAGGGCTGTGAGAAAACCATCTAGCGGCCCCTCTGTGATACCCTCAAATGATGATTTCATCACATCTGTCATCTCAAGAAGTGCTGATGTGGTCTTTCCAATAGAATCAGGTGCCTTGTCTCTAAATGTTATATCCCAGACGCTATCGCTCGCGTTGATGAGGGACGGAGGCCCCTTCAAGAGCTCTATTACCTCTGTAAACCCCTCAAGCAGCGAGTCTGTGAGCGCCTTTATTGACTCCTTTGCAGGGCCGATTGTATCGGCAAACATATCCTTCATTGCCGCTGCAGCTGCCTGAGCATCTTGCATAGCAGGTGCTCCAGCTGCCATTCCCTTTCCCTGCACAGCAGCCATCGTCTGCTCAGCGGCGATTCTAGCCTCGTGAAGAGGTGCTATCATCCCCTCCTGAAAGAATGTCGCCATCTTCTCTGTGGTCCACTCCGTGAGATCTGCCATTGAGAGCATCTCGTCACCAAGCTGCTCCATTATCACCTGAGTTCTCTCAGCTGCATCCTCTGGTGCCATCTCAGCAGTGGCAGCAGAGAGCTCCTCTATAGAGGACAGAGATCTCCCTGGGTCAAGAAGTCTCTCAATAGACTCAATGTCTTGCAGCCCAGTTAGGGTCTTGACAATATTCATCGTCGGCAGATCCATATCCTTGATAGACATGCCCGTCGTAAGAAATTGGTCTCTTATATACCTTAGAAATCCCTCTTGATCTGTCGTAGCAAGACGCATCATCTCCATTGCATCAAGCTGGACTCCTGTAACAACGGTCAGCCCTGATATAGCATCTACTGCAGACTCAAAATTCGAGAATTTAGCGATCATTCCGCCGAGATCTTTATAGTCTATTCCAATCTGTGATAGTGCGCCACTTATCCTTGCTGCCTCATCTACAGTGACATTTCCAAATTTCTCCGTATCAGCTATGATCTCCTGTATGCTCTTTCCGATAAGCTTTGCAGATGAGCCTACAATCTTGGCGACAGCCTTTGCAGACATTGCTGCCTCTGTGAGCATGTCAGTGCCTGCCTTTCCAGTCAGGCTTATCTGTCTCTGAACGAATGTGGAGGTCTCATCAACAGTTAGACCCAAACCCTTCTGAACAGCTCTCATCTGAATTATGGACTCAGCGCCTGCTTCAGACATGGCAAGCTCTGCCATCGCCATTGAGTTGATCAACCCTTGATCTATCGCCATTTTGTTAAAGACTTCCATCTGCTCCATTGTGGTTCCAAGTGCCCACTGGAGCGGGAGTGTAGCAGACTGACCAGCCTCTCCGAAAGTTCTAAATCCGTAGGTGGCAGTGTTTACCTCTACTGCTACCTTCTTCATAGCACCAGCGAGATAATTTCCCTGTTTTGTCGTCTCATCCCACACATTTATGACGCCGCCTGACTCTATAGTGGCATTCATCGCCGCAAGAGTTACACCTCCGTATGCCTCCTGTATAGCAACGAGCGCAGGTCTTAAAGTCCCCTCAGCATTTGTGTGAATTGTCCTGGCGGTATTATCCCACGCTGATGCCAACTGCCCAGCAGCATTAATAAGGCCTCCCATGACCTCTTTTATGCCTGTTAGTGACTCAGCACCCTTCTCTCCCGCAGTGACGATGGCGGTGGCAGCATCACTCGCTGAGCTTCCAAGGCCGTCGACCTCTGTCGCTGCTGCAGAAGCAGAGGCTCCTGTCATTCCAAAGCCTCTTCGAAGCTCACTTAGCCTGCTTTCCAGCGCGGCAGCATCAGCAGCGCCCCCAGCAGCTATTGACTCTTGAGCAGCTAGCTGAACTAATAGCTTTTCATTTATTTTATTATAGGTGTTGTTTATCTCATTTAGAATTCGTCTCTGCTGAGATAGACTTTCATTATTGTCTTCTGGCATTGAAGTTCACCCTCAGATATAACTATTCACAAGCAAAGTGTTCACTTAAACTTCTTAGGTGACTTCTTCCCTTGAGACTCAGATTCCCTGTGCATATTCTCCATCATCTCTCTTATGGGAATCTCTCTAGGGCCAGACCGCTCTCTTGTCTCACTTCTCTTTTTATTAATAGAGTCAAACTCATTCACAAGACGATCAAGAAACCATCTTCTATATCGAATAGGCATTGATCTGGTGTCGCTATACGACATCTTTAGGTGATATTGAAGAAGAAATGACTCCTCCAGGAAGCCCTCTTTATCTCTACATGCTGGGCCAAAAAAAATTGGTTCCCATTGGGAGAGATATGTTTGATGATTCGCCGCAACTTAAACACTTCATCCACGTCGACATGTCAATTCCAGGCTCATGATCATTGATATGATTTCTAAGACTCCTGGAGTCAAGAGCAGGCATACCTCTTATAAATTGCGATATCTTATTTTTATCTGCGATACCGTCTATTGATAATATAAGCTGATTTAATCTTGATGTGATATTATCTTCAACCTTTATCCCAGGGAGAGCTTTCTTCTTTCTTTCAAGAATTTTATTTCTATCATGCTCATCTCGTCCTGTCATAAATTTAAAGTGAACTTCCTTCTTTGTAATTGGAAGCTTGTAAGAGAATATATTCTCACCAGGCGTGACTGGGTCAATATCAAGAGTTTTTATTTCAAGTTCAGAGAGATTAAAATCATAAGATCCCCTAGCTGCACACTCAGGACACGCAGCATGGGCTGTATAGCTTGACCCGTATCCGGTGATTCTTATGGAGACCATAAGTGCATTTCTATCTCCTAGAAGCATATCTTTAACATCTATAGACTTATCAAGAACACACGAGTCAATAAGATGATTTATGACAGTTCCCTCCTTTATGAGAGCCTGAGAAGATAATATATCTTCCTCTCGCGCAGTCATAGCCTTGATCTTTATTGTCTTTCTATTATGTAACGATGTCCCCTCTGGATATACCTTCCCCTCAGACGGGACAGGAACCATCTCAACAGGAATCTCCCAGTCAAACTCATCTTTCATTACATTTTGAGTCGGTATATTACCAGAAATATTAGACAAATCTACTCCAAAAATTCTATCATTAAGAAAATAATCAGATTATCATCTAATGTTAACAAAAAAGGCAGATGACGTAAATCATCTGCCCGATTATTATTACTTAATATAGATCAATACTGAAGAACAGCGTTGTCATATCTTAGAGTTAATGCTATCTCAACTGGAGCGTTATTGTCATCATATGTGAGATCATTAAAAGTAGCTGTCTTTATAAACGCTCCCTTCACATCCCAAAGCTCCACAACAGTTCCAATAGGGTCAAGCAGCTTAATCTGAATATCTCTCTTATAGAAGTCAGCGTATCCAGCACGGCCAGATACTGACTCATAGTGAGTTCTAATCCACTCCATCACCTGCTGAGCGCCTGATGGTGCTATGGGATCATACAGAGTTAAAGCCAAATCTCCAAACGTGAGCCTTCCGGCAACATACCGTTTTGCATTGATGAATGGGATCTCCTTCTCATCAATTGTTATACTTGGCCTATTGGCCGTCTTCATCAAAAATGAATCCACTCCTTCCAGTGCAAAAACCCATCTAAATTTTCTTTTGGGTTCAAATTTGTTTGGAAGCATATCTGTGACTGAAAGTGTTGTAGCCATTTAAATTTCTCCTAAGATTAAATATGCTGCTGGTGAATTTTTTATATTAAGCATTTGCAAATCCATCTCCAGCATTTGTAACAACGAAGTCAAGAGCAACAAACTCTGCGGTTCTCGTGGGCTGAATAAATATCTTGCCCCTGAGCGTGTTATTCTCAACGTCAGCCTGTGTGGTCGTTGTTGCGTCTATTATAACTTTGTATCTATCAACACCACTTCTCTCTTGAATCGTCTGAAGTATTGGCTGAACAAGTGATGTAAACTTATCTAAAGTTTCCTGTCTATTGGGTTCAAACAACATCTGCCTTGAGACATCTCTAACCCTTCTTCTAATGTATATGAGAAGCCTTCTAACATTTACCCTGTCAAGTGCAGATGCATTTGAGAGAAGAGTCTTCTGTCCCCACACCATCAATCCAGCCCCTGGGACCGGCTCTGTTATGGGGTTAATATCAGCGTCATATATGTCATCAAGATTTTGCTTGTTAAACATCAGAGACGTCTGTTGAACATCTGAGAGTGACCCTCTAGAGAATCCTGCAGGTGCGAACCACGGATAGCCAATCGAGTCATTTTGTGCGAAGGCACCAAGTACAACTGTTGAGGGAGGAACCCTTACGTTTGTAAGATTTGTTGGCTCTTGAATAACGACGTCAGGGAAATATGCTCCAGCAAACGAGGTGTTAAGCGCGCGACCAAGAAATGCATTAACTGTGTTTGTAACGTTAACATTTGCACCAACTGAAGACGTTACAACTGAGTCTAGCTCATCTCTCTCCTCGATGTCCATGATGTACATCGCGTCAAATCTACTCTCAACTGAGTCAATAGCATAGTTAGCGACAGACGTGTGCCTTAGACCGGGAATTGCAAGAAGATTTATCTCAACCTCTGACTTTGTTCCCATTATGTCAACTGCTTTTCTATATGCAGAGACTGTTGGACCTTCGGTGCCACCCTGAGAAGTGCTATCATCCATCTCTCTCTTTGCTGCAGCATTCAATAATCTAGACTTATCTTCATCAAAGATATTTGATCCGTCGAAGCCACCCTGAGCAATTGTTGTGAATGTTAGATATGCTCTATTTCCCTGTGACTTTAAGTCATCAACCTTGAAAGCTCTTGTCTTTAGTGCAGCATTTGCATTTATAACTCCGTTTCTAACATAAGATGCCGATGCCCACTCATCTATGTCTGCAACTGTTACACCTCCATACGTAACAGACCCTGTTCTAACCCTAACCCTCTCAAGAGAGAATATGTTGTTGTTAAATGTATCTGAGTCTAATACTGTTCCCTGAGAATCTGCCGTGCCTGCGTTGTTACCAGCCGAGAAGTTGAAGCTTGTCGGATGAAAACTTGGAAAGAATTTTGCAAAGCTATTTACAGATGAGTCGTTAGGCTTTAGAGCGTTAGGAGTTGCAAGACTTGTGATTGTCTCAAACTGAACGCCCCATGCGAGATTAGCCCTTGACTTCTTGTTAATTCCCTCGCCGACGGCGACACTCTGTCTAAATGTTATTGGAAGCTGAACAGCTCTCTTGAGAATATCTGTCGCACCTATTTCTATAAGATTACCAGCGTTTCCTGCAGAGTTTGTCCAGCGTCCAGATGCTGGGCTAGTAAGCGGATACGTTCCAGAAGTTACAAGGTGGCTTACACCTCTAAATCCTACAGGAAGAGCTGTGTTTGGAACATTTCCATTCTTTAGATCATTGCTAAGCTCAACTCTAATGTAATTCGATCTAACAGGATAATCTCCAGCTAAAACAAGTTTTTGTGACGATGAGGCTTGATCAAAGTCAAAATATGCACGCTGATCACCTATCATTCTACCAATGTATCTATCACTTGTTGGGTCTAGAGATAAACCATTATAGGACTCAAAAGGAATCTTCTCGTAGTCGTTATCGTTAAAGTCTCTGACAACTAGAGAGAACGTTCCGTATCCACCCTCAACTGTTGACGGCTTGATATTGGATATCATGATCTTAAACAGTGTGTTTGCATATGCTCCATCATCAACAGAGTATACTCTAAATAGATTATAGGGTGAAGCGCCAAACACCTGAGAAGTTATATATGGCGTAACAGGAGATGTGAATCTGTCCCTAAAGTTTTCATAATTTGGATTATAGGTGTCTGCTGTATCTCTTGCAGCTGACCCTGTTGTTAAGAAAGCCACCTCTTCGTGAGTACCTGACTTTTGTTTACCAAAATTAACAGATGCTGTTAATATTCCAGACCCTGTGATAACAGCCCTGCTCGTGTCTATGTCATAGTGAGAGTAAAGTA